ATAGCCCTTCGCATAGTCCTCAGTGGCGCCGTAATGACAAATCTGAAACTCTGAGTACTGCTTCACGCCACGCGCTAACGCCTCCAACTCAGCAATCCGCTTCTCTGCGGCTTCCTTCTCGACACGCAACCGACCAACCGTAAGCATCAAGCCTTCATTTTCTGCATCACGGTATTTGGCGTATTTATGCATAGCTTCCAGCTCATCCAGCAGCGCCAGCACATCCCGAGTGGGAACCATGAAGTTAGGCATGAAGTTATCTTTCGCCTTTTCTGCTGTTAGGCGCAGCTCCTGTTTGTTGATGTTGCTCATACCCCTACCCTCCCCCAAACCATCAATACTCGCTTCATCGCCGGACTGTTGCGGCACTCCTGAAATATTCCGTTAGTGCAGCTGCGCGCGGTACCAGCCTGCTCTTCCGGCGTCGCCAGGCGATAAGTCACCGTTCGCCAGACCTTGCTCACGCGAACAATCTTCCGGGCCCGCTCCAGATCGATAGCGTTCTTCGTGATGCAGTTGATGGTCATGCCGCA